TAGGCAGTAGGAAGGAAGTTATATCCCTCATATGCCATAGTCGGGAGAATCCGCTCTGGGGAATCCTCTCCAGCTGTAACCATAAGATTCGTAGTTACGGTTTCTGGATCCATTGGAAGGAAGGATCGAGTTAGATCAATTACTTGTGTTTTCAGCATTTCATTATCTCCTACTAAACTGATATTCTAAGCCAAGGCCGGCCCAGCTTTCTATTACTGTAACACGGAGAGAGCCGCTCCCAGAAAGTGCGATTGCGCTAATGCTCATAGTTCCAGGGGAAACTGTCATGACGACGTTTTTAGGAAGAAACATTGCATCAGATAGCAAAGTTCTGTCCGCTGGAACACTAGCCGTCGCACCAAAACGGACAATACAATCTACTGTAGAACAAAGTGTTACTGTCTTATAATTTCCGGTGAGCGTTAAAAGCGTGGATGCAGTCCCAGAAACTGCAATGCTGTAGAAGCCGCGCGGCCTAATTGTTTCATTAGGGACAGGAACTCCGTCGGCGGTAGCTAGTGGGTATCTTGCATTGGGATCTGCCATTAATATAACTCCGCATTAAGTTTGACAGTATGAACGCCATTATCGCCAGAACTATTTGTCTTGATGATAAGAGTATCTTTTGTAGTTCCTGTAGTCGTTACAGTTACGGGGGCATCCACTGTAGGAACTGCTCTCATATCAATTAGATGACTCTCATAACTATCACGAAGATACAAATCCGCAGTACGGGCATAACGACAGCATTCGTGCTGAACTGCTGCCATACTCTTTGTCTCCCGTATATAGTTTTGATTTGTCTCATCATATATGAGATATATGCCCCTAATAATCAATCGATCATCGATGGGGTTAGTATCCTCGTATGTGAATTTTCCACTGATAGCAATCGCCATCTGAGTAGTAGTTGGTTCTACATATACCTGTATACTGTATAATCCAGGATCCAGAGTATTAGGAGGATAGGTATATGATTCACTAATAACCGTTGCTGTAGTCCACCCAGAAGAAGATCCAGAGGACATCAATTCATTCTCACCCTCTCCCTGATGCACGCTAAGTGTTAATTCTTCTATAAGAGAGGTAGCAGAGTGCTCAGCGAATACTGCTAGAGTCATATTGAGATTCTGGAATTTTATGATATCAACACTATCAAAAACCTGCACCAGATAGAAATAGCCAGTTATAAGTCCATCTGTCCTCTCTATGGTAATACCTGGATCAGTAATGTCTCCAGAGATGGTTGTAGTAAATCCTGCATCCTCGGCCTGGCCATACCAGCGAAAGCAATGCTCAGACCATCCAGTAGTGGATTCAAAAGCTACACTAAGATGATCATCTGCGTAATATAAAAAATTTGAATTATGAGCGTAATTCCAAGGATATGGCGGAGTTCCCGATCCCCCACCTCCTGAAGGGGTACTCCAGGTTCCGTCCCCTCTCCAATATGTTGTATTGCTAGCACCCATACCACTATTGAGATTTGTTACAGGGAGATTTCCAGTTACATCAGTGGAGAGACTGACCGCTGCCCAAGTAGGGACTCCCGAGGCATTTCCATGTAGAACTTTAGTTGTAGTTCCTAGATCTGAGAGTGTAGTAAGGTCATCCGTAGCATTAGCTACCGCAATTCCATTTACAGTGAATGGGCCAAGAGTGAAAGCTGCGGGAGTTTGCCAATTGGCATTGAAGTCTACTGTATCTATTTTCGTAAGTACTTGCCCAGCAGACCCGCCTGTAGGAAGTCCAGATCCAGTCGCGTCGGTTTTCCAGTAAACATTAAAGTCGGTGCCGTCTACTTTAGCAAGAACCTGATTAGTAGATCCTCCGATAGGAAGCTCAGTTCCAACTTCAGTTGGAAGTTCGTGATAGAAAGTATCGAATCCCATTAGTGAATACTCCCTAGAAATTCCTTAAACTTCGTCACTAGACCTGTAAGAAGGAGGGCGCCGAGGAGAATAAGAAAGGCATTCACGGCTGACTTTATGGCGGTAGATTTGAGGCTCTTGATCAATTCCTTACTAGCCTTTTTATCATCTTCCCGTTCGATATGTTCAGTTTTGTGATGCTCTATTCCATAAGGAAATGCCTGCAGGATCTCCTCCAATTTTTCAAGAATTCTATCTATTTTCTCGGCGTCCGATAGTCCATCATACTTTCGTCGATCCTGCTGCATTCTTATTCTCCTTATTGTTTTTACTTATACTGTGTATCCGTGTTGAATGTCGGTTTCCATTACTTTTAGAAGGTCTGCCCCAGTTCTTCTATTCCCCTCTGCGGCCTGGGTGTCCCCGATGGATTTAAAAACAATAGCCGCGGCTTCGTGGATAATAGCATAAGGACAGAGATCAAGAAGCCAGAAGGTTTCATTGTTCTTCAAAGCGGGGGCGTAGGAGTAATAACCGACTTCAAGAGTTGCGGATGTAGTAGATGGGATGATCATCAAATTGGTGCCAGCCATATAGTATATATCATTCTGCATAAAACTACCTGGCTGAAATACTTTATCAGGGGAGAGGTACTCCAGATAACGATAGGCACCTGGCTGCTTGACATATTTCCATTTCCTAAAACGCGTGAGTGGCGGAGAGATGGCAGTTAGATCAATGGTTTGTGCATACTTGGTGGAGTCAATGGGAATCGAAGTCTCCACCAAGTCTTGCGTATATTCTCCTTTAAGAATGGCTTTAGAAAGGGCTGAATTAACGGCCATCTCTGCAGCTGTCAGCTTATCAGGACGTTTAACTAGATCGAGAACTACTGTCACACATTCAGAGAAGTTCATTATTCAGTCCTTTCTTATTATGGGTCAAGCCCGCTACCTGCAACGAAAATCTGATCCATCAAAGCATTGGTCCATCCAAGGGTGGTTCTAGCTTGGTTCACTCTAGAATTATTCCTAGCAATTACATTACATTTATCCAGGTAAATTCCAATTGCAGGAGTTGGTGGGGATGCTATAAGAGCCCTTAACTCGTTAAGACGTGTCTGACCAATTGCCAGTGCTCCTTGATGAAGCTGATGGGATGTTAAAACAATAGAAGAAGGACCCAAAACTGCTTCTGCTGGCGGAACATCTACACCGGTGAATACCGTAATGCGCGCCCCCTCCATGATGTGTTTCGGCTCAGGAATAGCATTAGCTTGCGCTTTGCCAGCAGCCGTATTCGGGAATTTGATGATCGGCATGGTTAGCCTCCGTACTGTACGATGAATTGCAACGGGATAATGATGAGGGAATCCGTATTGGCCCCCAATTGACCAGAGAACGAAATAGTCTGATCAACTGATGTATCTACCGTTGTAACATCACCACTGTACGTCGTTCCAGAAGATCCACCATCCCATGCGCTTGAGGCTGAATTCGTTCTGTTACCGATCTGCCGGTCCACCACTCCCATGTTGGACCTTGTTGAACTAACTAATTGATCAATGTTGCTCGTTGTGACTGAAAAGCGTAGAGTGTCAGAGCTGCCAAACCTAATCCTCAGCGTCTTATTCGTTGCAGAATTCGTAGCGAACCATTTCAGCTTGGCGACCGTGGTTCCGTTCGGCCCCATGCTGCCGCCAGGCATAGTGAAAGACGGACCAAGAATTTCTGTGATGCCCTGCGTGATCCTTCCAGCAGACAGATTCGGCAGAGATGTTGGCGATGAAACAAAAGCTGGTTGCCCGGTTCCAGAGTAGGTTTCTGCGAACACTTCCCCATTTGTGCCATCTGTCATGCGGAACCAATACCATCCGCCTGTTGCTAGACCTCCTGCTCCAGCAGGTAGGTAGCAATAACCACCAGAAGTCAACACATTAAAAGAGCCTGTCATCGGCGATTCTGCACTCAAAGTAAAAACCCCTCGAGTTCCAGTAAAGCTCAGTCCATTAGAACCACCGTCACCTGCTGGAATATACCAAGGGACGCCGGACTGGTAAAGAACTCTATCAGTAGTAAGCCTTGTAGCACCTTCCCGCATTGGAACATTTCTAATCCCTCCGCCGTCGTTATAAACATGTACAAATTCAGCCATTTTTATTCCTTAGCTAGATAAGAAAAATCCCCATTGTCCAGAAATGGCTGGGAGCAAACCATAGGACAATGGGGATTATAAACCACATAGAAATTAGCCAGTAGCGCCAGCCGTAAGACCCTCGATAATCACACAGCCGTAGGGATTACGAAGTTCAACAGCCATTTCCGAAGTAAAGCTACCGCCTTGTCCATCAGTACCGTTTTCAACGATCTGACCGCCAGCACCATATTGTTCAACTTTGGCGTTCCGGCCAGGCATGTAAGCCAGTTTAACCGACGGAATATCAATAATGATGAGACGGCCAGCAGTTTCGTCGTAACCATTAAGCAGCGAATGTTCCAGAAGCCGCAACGTGCCTTTATAGAATTTGAAGTTCTGATAATCCATACCGAAAGTAGTAGTTTCCGGAGTGAGCTGAACAGAACCGTTCTTGATAGCAATCTCGTTCATAACCTGAATTGCTTTAGCATCACCGAAAGCATAGCGCAGACGAGGATTGCTCAGATCAGTCGAATACTTAAAGGCTTTAGCACAATACCCAATCAGTTGCGTAAGGGTAGTCGTCGAGCCAACAGTAGCCGCAGTAATGAAGTTAGCATCCGAAGTATATTGACGAACAGCGTCAAAAATACCCTGCGTCGTATGGATAGGCTGAGCGCCAGAAGTATCCATTTTCGCCTGACCCCAAATAACTGCGGTTTCTTGCTCAATGGTATGCATCACAGCGGCATCTTTGCGGCTTTCAGCCACATTATTGTAGCCGATTTCCATCATACTAGCAGCGGCCGTACCAGTAATCGCCCAGGCATTCCGGAAGATTTGCGTGTAGTTCGAAACATACACAACAGGGAATTGACGAGCGGTAGGACGAGAACTATTTTCTGCTTTAGCCGAGCCAACCTTGATGATTTTCTGACCGGAAGTACCAGCAGCATCAGCAATACGACCATAGGCTTTAGTAACAGTCAGAGTCGTACCAGAAATGGCAGTGATCCGCATGTTTTCTTTGCTGGTGTTGTTATGGATAATATCATCCACACCAAGACCACTAGCAGAAGTAACGGAAATAGTAGCCGCGCCGATCGAGTAGTTAGCTGCCAGAGTGGTAGCAATGAATTCCGTGGTCTTACTGAAATATCCGTGGGTCGACGCTTTAGCGGGAGTAGTACCAAACATCGCAGAAAGACCAGAAATAGGACTCGCGCCATTGGGACTAAGACGCAGGAGTTCCGCACAAAGCGACTTAGCGTTCAGTTCCGTGGGATGACCAGAGCGGGGGACTGTATTAAATACACCTTCGAGAAGAGCCATTGTAAAACCTCAAAAAGAAAAATTAACCGTTAAGAAAAGCTTCCCAATCCTGAACCTGTCCTGCTGTTTGGGTCTGACCGGGGGTGTCTTGTTGTTTTGGATTTAACGCTGAATAGACCGTGTTGAGGTATCTTACAGCTTCTTCCTTGATTTGTGACGGAGTAGCATCCGGGTTTTCTTTTGCAAGAGCCTGGGCGATTCTAACAAGTTCCTGCTTAACTACAGGGTGATTTGCGTTAGGAACCGACGCCAGTTCATTGCTAATAAGAGAGCTTTTAACGGCTCCATCAACTAACTTTTTCTCATGTTCCGCACGAGTATTAAGATGCGTATCTGTGAGAGCGGTGTTATGTTGAAGTGCTGCTTTATATGCATTTTGTGCTACTGTATTCATGAGAACTACCATCGCCGCCGCATCACCACTGTTGGCTTTTTGCAGAAGGTCTGGATTAATTCCTTGAGTAAAATTCAATTTACTGCCAACTTCGTCCAATACTTTTCCGTCCAGACTAAAAGAAGGTGTATCAGAAGATTCTGCTGGTTTATTTGCATTTTCAAGCATCGCCTTATATGAGTCAAGTGGGTTAACAGGCTCAGTTGGCGTTTGTTGCACTGGAGCTGCCGGAACAGGAGCAGGAGCAGCCGGAGTTTGCGAAGCGGGACGACCCAAGATGGAGTCAAGAATACTCATTGTTTTATTCCTTCGATAGAAAGTAAGGTTGCTAGGACTTCAAGTTTTCCTGTCGTCAAAGTGTGTTTGTTAAGCACTGACGCAGGTGTTTCATTAAGCACAGGGAGAGCTAAGAGATCTTTCGCACTCTCCGCACCTAAAATATGGAGGTATTTCCTGACTGTGGCATTAGAAAATACCTCGTAAATCAAAGCTTCTTCTTCCTGAGTAAGAGGTTGAACTGGAAATAGATTATCAATCATTGCCTAAGTTCCTGTTGTCGGAGTTGAAGTCCTTGTTCTCTTGATGCTAATTCCTGCTGTCGAAGATCGTTTTCCTGCATAATCCTTGCCAAATCTCCTACTGGACTTGCCTCTGGACCAGCTTGATTTTCTTCGCTTTCAACTGCTTGCTGTACCTGTGGATTATACTCCTCCATACCACGAATACCCATCAGTTGTGCAAGATGGGCTACGATATTTGGGAGCATCATTCCATAGGCTTGTTGAAGAATGGGACTCTGACTAATCATCTGAGTCAAGTTAATAATAGCTTCCGTGCTCGCCAATTTGCTCTTTGGAGTATAGCCATCTGCAACCCGGAATGAAAGAACTTTCTGCCTCATTTCCGAAACTCTGGCTTGCATAATCTGGCCTGTCCTTTGGGAAGAAACTACAGCATCCTCTCCATACTGGAAAATATTGAACTTGAGGATTTCTTTCAAAGGAACAAAGAACTGATATTCTAGAGCCAGAGCGGGGAGACGAAGCCTTGCATCCGCATTCCCCATCGTGTCGCGCCATTCTGTGACTGATTTATTTCCCTTTTGAAACTGCCCTTGAAGGGGATTATTAAGTCCAGAAAGCTCCTTGCCAAAATTGACGATTTGCATACCGTTCTGAATTGCGTTTTCTGTCCCACGACTATCGAAAGGAATGGGATAGTAAGAATCGCTGATTGGACGATTATTTAACTGATTAGTCTTGACCGGAATTTTCGGAGCCGGGACAGGAGAATTTACGTCAGAAGGACGAATTACGTTCGGATCGTACAAAGCTCTGTCAGAAACAGCGCGGCGGCTGGCATTAAACTGGATATTAAAAAGCGTCCCTGCTGCCTGTTGAATTGGAATACTTCCTTCTGCAATGGATTTCGTCTGATAGCCAAGTCCGTCCTCGAAAGGCTGACCAAAAAGAATCGGGAGATGGTCATAAGCAGAAATGATCCTCTTAACCTGCACTACCGTATCCCCGTTCACTATTGTGAATTTGAAAATCTGGGGAGTATTTGGCATGGGACCAGTAATTCCCAAATCCGCCGGAGCTACACGAGCATAAAGTTTGAATACTTCATAGTTCCCTAGGACGCCGCGAGCCTGTTTTTGCGAACCATAACCGAGGAAACTAGCCCAATCGATCATTGTAGTGGGTTTTCTCGAAGCAATGTAATCAGAAACTTGAGGATGCATTACGTAGTTAGGGGCATCTGCACTGATATAACTTGCAAGAGCTTTATCTACGTTAAGGGCGTCACCCTCGATTGAGATCTTATTGAGGAGGCGCTTCAATTTTGGCCGGGAGAGGATGCTAATGTAACCAGCATAATCTCCCTCTTTCGCAATATCCCCAGGATTTGTGTTTTTATCCCAGACAGTATTGTAGAGATCGAGGCGGCGGAGCTTAGTATAATGAACTGCCTTCCTTTTGAGTTTCCGAATTTCATCCTGTGCAATTTCATCAAGGACGTCATATTGATCGACGGAAGTCCAATCACATTCCACGGCGCCTAGATTATACTTAATGCTATCGCGAAGAAATATGAGAAGCTCACGAGGATAACCCCCAAGAATGCTATGATCGTCCAGTAAAGCCTCAAGTGACTCCGCAGATTGTTTATTAGTCGGGTTAGACACAATAGGGAATAGTGGGGTTCCGGACAGGAATACTTCCGACAAATATCCAACCATGCTATCAACTTGGGCCACAACAACAGGAGGAGTAGTAGAAGGAACGTTAAAAACACCAGCAGGGGTAGTAGCAGCATCTATTCCCTCTCCATGAACGACACCTGTTTTAGGATCTTTGTTTAATTTATACCTTGCATACGCAATGTCGATTGCTTCCATCTTGTCATGGTAGTCGGAATTTTCGCCGTGCTCCATCAGAACGAACTTGGCGTACTCTATGACGTTCTTCTGTGTCTGGGGGGAAATGCGTGCCATTACTAAATCCTTAAAAAGGAGTATTATCTCCTATGACCTTACATTCTCCATCGATAGTAAGACCATAGTCCAGTTTTGTAATTTGATGCCAGTATTCATTTCTAACGTCGACGCCATAAGCACAAGCATCTAGAAGGTCATCACGATTATCGGACTTACCTAGCTTATATGTCGAAGCCTGCCAGGTAAAATTCCTGCGTGTTTCATGATCATGAATGACATAGTTGCCTTTGTACAACTCGGCAATCAGTAAACGAATCCTAGCTTCTTTCGTTCTTCCATGTGGGGAGAGGGGAACTACTACGAGAGAATTAAGCTCAAATTGCACTATGTACTTAGTGAGCCAGAATCCCAATGTCATCTGGTAGCCTGTATCCTCGACCCCGATGAGAGAACACTTCCATTTAACTGCAAGGGTTATAGCTGCGAGAATTAGCTGCTCGGGATCGAGAATTCCTTGTTTAGACTCTACGATTACACCCTTTTCTCCATACTTCAAATGCACTACAATTACATTATCGTCACTTGTTTTCCTAAATCCGGCTGGATCAATTGTGATGAAAGCTCCATCCGCCAGCTCAAGTTCATATTCCTGAATTGGGGAATCTGGCAGAGGATTAGGAAAGATACTTGTTGCGCCGCCTACTGGATCATTCATAACTTCGGCAAACCAAACATGGCTCATTCCTAAGGCTTCATCATGGTAATAGCTTTCCATCAGATCTTCTAGGGAGAACAGCTCTGGCCAAAGTGGTTTTCCATCTGCAAGAATCGCGCCGGTAATCATGGAAATCCAGCCCGGGTTCTTCTTGAGTTTGTTTAGGACGCAGGTGTCATTGTACATGTTTCCTACGTAGATAATTAGACGGTCTCCGTAAGGTGCGATTGCTTTAAAAATGGTTCCAACAAGCGTAGAGAGGAGAGTGGTGGAATCTGTTAGACTCTCCGCGTTTGCTTTTGTCTGCGCGTCATCAATAAAGATAATATCAGGACGCTGGTGCCTAAGGTTAATTCCTCGAATACCTGATTTCCATCCTCTTGCCACCATAGAAACAGGTCTACCATGGTACTGGCTTTTCTTTGTATCCGCGGAATCGATGGAAAGTCCAGCTGCCCAATCTCCGTAGACTGCTGCGATGTTATCACTTAGAAGGATATCATGAATGTCCGCAAGTAGAAGCTCAGCCAAAGGGGAATCGGAACATACGATAAGGATGAACTTCGCTTTATCATAAACTATGAGCCACGCAATAAGAACTTTGATAAAAGTGGTCTTTGCATGGCCTCGCGGTAATCCTAGTGCAAAACGAAGGAGTTTTCCGTAGTCTACATCGCGGCGAGAGACAAGAAGCTGAAAACAGGCTAGGTAAAAATTAGGAAGGGGATAAACGCAAATTTCAGGAATTGCAAGAGAGGCAAAGAAGTTGATATCTATCTTGCCTCTCTCGTAAATCTCAGCTGCGGAAGCATTGATTACTGTTACTTCGTGCCTCTTTTGGTCTGTGTGATCTTCCATTTCTTTGTACCGTCCTTTTACTAGTTAGCCTCTATAGATCTCTCAACCGCTAAGGTATTATAGCGTAACCTTCCGCATCAAATTCCCCCCGGTGATTTACTATACCTCTAGCTAACCTTATGAAATCATCAGCGTCATCGGGAAACGCTCTAGCGTACCTAAGATATTCATTAATCCTAGCATCAGCCGCAGCATTGCCGGTCATTTTAATATCAGATGTTAACTTAGCACTTATCTGCTTCTGAACAGGAGCCAAAGCCTTAAGAACGGCATCCTTAAGACCTTTATCCATTGGATCATTGTTCTTTCCTGCGATTTCCCTGATTGACCCATTCGTCGCATTAAGTTCGATCGTGGCTTCGGGAATACCGTTAGGACGATAGGAGAACATAAGACTCTCTCCACGCTTAACCCTGCCAAAGAAGTTATCCCCACTAACAGGAACAGTTCCTAATCCTGGTTCTCTTTTTCCTGTAATCGGATCCCAAGCTGGAACATATTTCATTGTATTTTGGTCGACTCGACCGGCGCCACAACAGATATTTTGGAATGCTGTTTCCGTCGCCAGATCTTTCTCGTTTTCCAGTTGAACAAGCCCTTTAGATTCAGGCGGAAGTTTTTGCTTGGTCTGGAGTTCTACTGTGCGACGAACTGTATGTTCTGTGAGGGCTTGAACTGATTTAGCTTCTTTTTCTAGAAGTGCCCTTTCTTCTTTCTGAGCGAATCCTACTAATTGTTGAAGAGTTTTCTTACTAAGTTGTTCTGGAGTATAGCCTGCTGTTGTTAGGATTCTTGCAATAGCAGCAGATGTATCTAAAATCTCATTCTTGGCTTCTGTATATTGCAGCTTGAATATGGATTTTTCATCCTTCAATTGACCCATAAATGCCCTAACGTCGTCCCCAAGTCTGGGATAAAGATCCAATGTCTCCATCATCTTTTTATCATCCTTCTCCAGATATGGCATAAAAGGAGGATAATCTTTTGCCTCGGTATAGGCAAAAGCTCTACTTGCATTCTTACGCAAAACTTCCTGGCTACGATAATCATTAATAAGATCGCTCAGGGAATAATGCTCAGCTAAGGCTGCTGGTGGATTACGTTCAGGGTTTCTCACATGAGGAAGGAAGGGGTCAGCTTGGAATTCGGGTGCTCCATATTTCTGAAGTTCTTTCGGAGCTATCATCTTTGCAAGAACAATATCCTCTGCTAACTCCTCTGGAGTTCTGAAGTCTCGAAAACCTGGCCTAGGTAAATTGTCATTCAATATGGTCGTCGTTCTATTACTTAATTCTGTCAGGGAGGATGGAAGCAGTCTAGAAGCAGAAGGGCGAAATGCGCCAGCTTGGTTCCCTGTAGAAACAGCTTTAGATGGAGTAATAGTTCCTAATTTCATCAAAGTTGCAAGTATTCCAGCACTCCCAGTAGTTACTGCGACCGCCTTTGCTGGAGCGGATAAGTAATTAAGTGGATTTATTGCCTCTCTGGACAAAACTCCTACTACCTTATTAGGATCCTTCATCCCCTGCCAAGTATCATTTATCTTCCTCAGCAAGAGTTCTGCCAGGCTTTCGGTATCAGACGGACGGGTCGGATCCATTACGGAAATGTATGTATCCTGCGGTTTTTCATAAGGAACTTCCTTCGGCAAATTCGTAGGAGCATTGGCGGCATGCCAATTAAGGAGAGATGGGAGAAAATTCATGGCGTCGTCCTCTTGTTAAATCTAAGAATTAGCTCTTTAAGTGGAACATTAATATCATAATCTAGCCATGGAGGACGGGCCAATCTATCTGCATCATTATAGTAGAGTCTAGCTGCTGTTGCCCTAGCTTCTGCTTCTCCAGCTAAGTTATGATATGCCATATAGGCGGCTTTGTCTGTTGCGTTTTGAGGAGTTTGTCCGGCTCTAAGGAGTTTATCTCTCCAGGCATCAAAGAAAGCTGCAGCTTCTGGGATATCCCCCTTGATGACTGCGTCAGGATTCCCTCCAGATGCAAAACCCTCTTTAGACTGAACTGCATGCTGAAGCTCGTGGGCTAATACTTTAAGAATATCCTCATCCTCTGAGGCATGAGCAAAGACTCGTCCTCCCACGGAATCGAACTTACCGGATTTATTATCACCAGAACGTTTTGAGATCTTAGAGAATATATCTTTCAGAAGCTCGGGATACGCAGCAGAGAGATTGGGATTTGCTACTAAAGTATCTAGTTGACCTTGCTGATAAAAAGCTCCCTGCATATCTGGAAGAGTACTTTTCAGCCATTTGTTTGGATTAAGAATCTTCATGTCCAGATCAGAGATTTCCTGGCGCGGGATCATATCTGGAGTGTCAAGCCAAGTTCCTGTCTTATCCCAGATTTCGTCCTTGTTCGCACCTTTGACTTTCATCTTCACTGCTTCGATATAACGAGGCTGGTTCCACGTTTTAGCGCCGCGAGAGATAAGGGTGCCAGCCCCGCCCCCGATGAAGTTAGAAGGATCGCTAATAGTCTTATCTATCGTCTCGGGGAGATTATCTGCGATTTGTTCAGCTACATCATTGGGATTTTCTACAGTATCAGAAATTCTCTTCTTAAATGTACGAACTTTGCTGTCTATGAAAGAGAGGAGGGAAGGTAGAATTTCCATGTGGAGTGGACTCCCTGAAAGAGCTGTAAAAGGGAAACTAAGGAGGAATTTAGACGGGCTTCGCCGGTGAGATTCTAATCTGGATCAAAGTCTAAATGCACCGGCTCTTCCAGGGTGTGCACGGCGGTTTCTAGAAGATAAATAATCTGGCGCGGGGATAAGGAAAGGGGCGCAACAATGGATAGAAGTTTCTCCTCATCAAAGAGGATATTCACTTGTTCCATTGTTGCGCCCCTTAGAATTAGGATTTAGGCTGCAGCTTGAACAACTGCTCCAGTGCCTTTTTCTGGGCCTGTAAGTAAGTTTTCTGGCTCATTGCATTCTCCTTCCTTCATTCGCTTAAAAAGCGCCGTCACTGCATTTGCTGTAAGTGGCGCGAGTTCCCTATCTCCAATTGCAATTACTTCCTTATCCGCAGTGATTTGAATTTCCTGTTGAAAAGTTCGTGCTGGCATTGCAATCTGTACTACTGTCCCATTAAATATTGTTGCCCCTTGAACCGGGATTGCATTCTTAGGAGCATTCGCCGCGCAGATTATTTGATAAGCGCGGGCCAGTTCCATGTAAGTTGCTTCGTGCTGTCTTGTTGCCAAGGAATCTAACAGGGAGTTCTTTGCTGCAAGAACCTTTGCTTCAAGACGTTCATTTTCCTCATTCTCTGTTTGTCTTTCCAGCTGTTTTTCTTCAATCAGCTCTTTTACTGAGGGTTCAGAAAGAAGCTGAGAAATCCGGCTGGGGGAAACTCCCACAATGGATGCTACTTGGCCGGGCGGGAGTCCGAGACTGAGGAAGTGGATAGCTTTGGCGCGGTTCATGGCGGGGTTTCCTTTCTTGCGTCGCGTTCTACGTTAAAGGGATTGTATGCGCAAAGGGGGAGAAGAAAAAGGGGCGCGCGGGGCGAGGTTGGCACCATCTGTCGATGAGATTGTTTTTATCTTTTCGTTGCCATGTTAACTGATTTCTTTAGGTAGGAAAGAATTTCTTTAGGTGGATTTCGAAAATTTTAGGAATTTTTTGTGGCTACTATTGAAGGCCACGGGCGGGGTAGACATAAAAAAAGGCCCATACCCCGGACCTTTTCCTTGCGAATCAGATGGTTATCCTACGGCTTTCCATCCTTCCTTCTCGATTCAAGCTGCCATCAGGGTGTGAAAATGGCCCATATCATCGCTGATATAGGCCATCCAGATGTTACTCAGCAGACAGATCCTGCTCCTCTGCCGTGCAAATCGCCGCGAAATCAGCAACAATCTCGCCGAACTTCTCTTGATCTGCTTCGCTCAAACCATCAAAGAACGTGGTCAGATGACGCGCAACGGCTGCCTTATTGCCAGCACTGGAAACAGACAGAGCGCAATCTTTCCCCTTGGTGGGGAAATCCGAACCCAGCGCAATGAATGCCGCCGTGACTGCCGGGGATTTCTTCAGGCCGGTGATATATGCTGCCCAGGCTGCTTTGAAGTCTGCCCTGAGTTTAAGTGTTGCGCCTTTCTGGCTTACTGCCGAAGAACCGACAACCAGTTCATCAACAGAACTCCAGAGCTTGCAACCTTCTTTGAGTTCAACAGACTTGGGCTGCAGAAATGAAACCAGTTGAGCCTTCACCGCATTTTGGACAGCTTCCCAAAGCCACTGTGAAACCCTATTTTCATAAACCAAGTCACCGTCATCATCCGTTTTCGGACCCTGCGCCGGGATTCCGAAAGCTTGAAGCGTCGGCACCAGATAGCCAACTGCACCGATTTCTACATTCCTGCCCTTGCCGTCGTCGCCCTTTTGGCGCTCTTGAACCTTATGCGTGAAAGGCATCAGCTCGTTGGCGTTGTTGGTTTCGTTTGCGTTTGCGTTCATTTTAAATCTCCCATTTGCGCCCTTAGTGGGCATCCTAGAATCTGCTAGGCCAGTGCTACAGTATGTAGCTTATAGCGCACTCACTGAACGTTTGAATGCGCTATGTAGCTAGATGCTATATTACTAAGTCCAAAAATCGTACAGGACTACCAGCATGTTGTTGCCCTGGTAAACCCGACTCTCCCATCCCAGAAGGGCCGGGATCCTCAGGTGGGGGAAGGGGAATTCCCGCATGGCTTCCTTCACCGCTGCCTCTCTGGCAGTTTCGAAATTTTCCCCTTCCCCAATCCACTCCCGATCATACTTGGAGTGTCCACTCACATGCTGATAGCTGATCCGTACTTTCATTTCTCTTACCTTTCTCGTCCGCCCGGTCAAGTGACCGTAGGACAGATTCTGAGGCTTGGCGGCAGACTTGTCAAGTGTTTCCGCAAACTTTTTTCTTTTCTTAGCCCCGTCCTAGACTTGAAAAACACGAGTAGAGTCATCAATATATTATAGGAGAAGAAAATAAGATAAGATGAAAATAAATCTCGCATGCACGGTGCGCCCGCCGCGACGCCCCAGGACGAAACGGCCACTGAGGAAATCACTCATAGAACTAGTGGAACTCATAGAATGTAAGGATTGGAAAGAACTGAATCGAAATACCCCCCTCCCCCTTCCACGCGCACCGTCCCCCGCCGGGATAAATCCATAGATATAAATATCCAGACATATAAACATATCTAGGTACCTATATAAACACATATAGGGGTATTCGACTTTTAAGTTAAAAATTTGATACGGTCAAAGATAAGGCTAAGACATACAAAACAAACCCCAAGAAGGAAGATATATTTTATTCTATCCCCTTATCTCCCCCGGAGAGGGTCAAATCGGGACCGGGAGGGGGTACTTTCATTTCAGTTTTTATAGTTCCTTCCATTCTACTAGTTCCATCAGTTCGGAGCGCAGCAGCCTTGACCGGCGCACTGGGCGCAGAGGGCGCGAAAACCGCCATGCAATCAGGCACTTAGCACCGCGCTTGACGCCGAGGGCCAGCCGTGCCACAATCCCACTTGGCGCCCTGCCACCCTGCCAACTAGCAAAGAAAGGAAGTAAAATGCAATCCAACACTGAAAAACTTAGGATTCTGATTAACGAGTATATTTACCCGCTTCCCAATATCACAAATAGCCAACTGCACGAAGTTATTGATTGCATGTTAGAGGCACCAAAAGGCGGCAGTATGGTAAAGGCCGTTAAACTCCTGCGTGATCTCTACCTGCAAGATAAATTCTGGGATGTAAGTCTGGGTGATGGTTTTTGTACGCTAGTGCAACAATCAAACAATAATTTCAATCCTGTTAGTCGTAGTAGTTTAAGTCTGAAGAAAGCCGTTGAAATTGTCAGATTCATTAGCAATAACCGCGATTTTCTCTAGCATCTAGTATCATAGCGTCGTAACAGGGCGCTATAAACTGAATGTTAAACTCTTACCAACGTAAGTAGCAAAGAAAGAAAGGAAACACTAAAATGCAAGCAACCGCAATCTGCACAATAACAGGAATTTCACTGAAACTGGCAGATATTCCGGCACTGCCATTTGCCTTAGAGTACGACTCCCCACTTGCGAAATATCGCAATGCGCTAGCAATTGCCAGTCTATCAGATTCAGAGCTGAAAGGAATCGCAGTAGAAATCAAGGCCGGAGTATTTCTTGCTCTGATGCATTCCTGCTCTCTCATTGAGGATCACCTCCCCGCAGTCAAGAGGAATAATATCCTTTCCGGGATCTTCAACGAAACAAGCCATAACACCAACACAGACATAATCCATGCATTAAGAAGAATAGTGGAGTGCCGTTCTGATAAGAAGTGGCTTTCAGAACGACTCCCACATTTTGCATTCTGCCAAGAAACAAATCTCGAAAGCCTGGAGCAGTATCTCGAGGATTGCCGGGATGCTCTTTATCCAAAGAAAGAAGGAAGTCTAGTTGTTCACGACGTTCTAGCTGAGCTTCTGGAAGAAGAAAGAAAGCTGACTGCCGAAAGAAAGGCAGAGGAAAAGAAAAACAAACCATTCAGCCTCACGACAAGCCAAAAAGAAAACATCAAACGTTTGGCCAGCGAACTCAAAAACGCTGGCGTTATCGGTGCAAAGGCTTGTAGTATTTTCCATCACATTGCTACAGGAACAAACGTTTCCTTTGTTTCAGAAGAGCAGAAAGCACGATATGTGCAATTCTTGACTGAGAAAGAGGATGACGCCGCAGAGAGTCTGGCAATAATCATCGGAAGTATCAAGATCAACAAAAATACCAATCTGGAAGATGAAGCGGAGTCTTTTCAGAAGCCAAGGAAAACACTCCAGCAGATGCTGCAGGAAGCACAACAAAGAAAAGAAGCAAAGGAAAAAGGAAACTGATATGGAAAAACCTGTTCGATTCAGCCTGAAAAACAAAAGCCCTGAAGTCCTTAGGGCTTTTTTAATGGAACATACACTTACTGATGAGGACATAACAAAAGGATTCCTCACTCGTAACAACTGGAATTACCAGATAAAATTCGATAGTCTTTCCGATGGAGTCTTGATTCTGGAAAACCTTCCTTGTAAAGTGCTCGTTAGTTTCCAAACCCTGCAAGGCGGAGCAAGTTTTGCAGTCGTAAGACTCATTAAATCCAAGATGGAAAACCAAACGCAAGAATAGAAAGGAAATAGAAAATG